CGCCGCTGTACCAGTAATTGAAGTTCCACGCTGCCACACCTGCATCGCTGAGTTCAAAACTGGATTGCTCTGGACTGTTCCAGCCGTATAACGCAAGCCTGTTGAAGTGGAACTATCTGCTACAAGTGTCTCGCCGTTGTTGCCTACTGTAAGAGTCGCAGGCGTAGCAGATGAGAACGCCGTAATAAGTGCGCCCTTAGCAGTTAATTGCGTGTTTTGAATAGCGTTAGCATCATCTTGCGTAACCCATGTGAAGTCCATGTTTGTGTTTGACGTTTTAGATAGCACCTGACCTGTTGTGCCGCCCTTAAGTTCTGCCAAAGCTGTGTCAACAGCTTGACCAAATACCTCAAAGTCTGCTGGTAAGTCTGTGACTAAATCGGTTGAGGTCGGCATTTGCCAGCCAAAGTTTGTTGTTGGGTTTGCCATGTTGTCTCCTTATCAGACCACTATTGTCGCACGTGCCCAGTCAAGTGTCGGCGACACGCTTGACCAAGTAAATGCGCTTGAGATTTCGTCCCATTGCAAAGCCTGCAATGAATACGCCACTGGTGAAATGTTTAATGTAATTGCAAGCTGGTTGTAGGACGCCTGAAACGACCAGCCTTCGACAAAGCCTTGAAAGATGCCGCCCATGTTTGCAGGTAGATCGTTGATCGCTACTGCCTCGCCCATAAATACGCCAATGAGGTTGTCACGGTCGGCGTTGTCTAGCTCTGGGTTTGTCAGGTCAAACGTGATCTCACTAAAAATCGGCTGCGGTGTTTTTCGCAGGTCTAAGTAGAAATTTGCCTGCTGTGTTGCATCAGCTGCGTTATGCAAGGTTGTTGAGATAATTTGGGAAAGCGTGCCGTACTGCGTAATTGAGGCAGCGTCGCTTGCGCTTTGTTCTGCGCTGCTACTTGCGCCGTATTGGATTGTTAAGTTGTTGCGTACGTCGCCTGCTCTGGTTTCAACGCGCAAACCAGCTGCGCGTGCTTGATTTGCCGTCAGCTGCACATAGCCATTGTTTGATAGGTACTGGCTGCGGTGTGTGGCGTCAGCGTATGAGATGCGACCAAATGCGTCCTCGTAAATGTAGCCAAGACCTGACGTTGCCAGTTTTGAAACTAAAGAATAAACGTCTGTTCGCTCACTAGCTCGTGCCGCAAGCTCATAATCACCTGGCTGATCTATCTCACCTAGACCCACGTTCTCTGCTGTTGCCCACGTTGTCGTTGGCTCGTATGTCGCCCATGTCAAAACTGCTGGCACTTCTGCCCAAGTGTTAAGCAACAGGTCTGACAAGATTGTCCAGATTTGGTTGCCGTCAAAGTCTTTAGCCAGCACGCCATTAGTCAATGCCTTTGGCAAACGAGACAACGCACCAAGTGCTGTCAAGCTGTATGTTTGAGTAAACATTGTGCTGCCTACGTCGCGCACCTCAACGGCAATGTCAACGACTGTGCCGCCAAAGATTGGCACGTATGTACCTGATGTGTCCTGTACCTGCACTGAAATGCTGCTGTTAATGCTCACAGGTATTGTTGTTTGGTCAAGGTCAATTAGCTGCAAATTAACATAACCAGCTTGCGCTTGCTCATAAATGTTTGTGCGACCTGATCTGATTGTTAGGTTAGCCAACACAGCGTTTGTGTAAGCGACACCGTCAATCTCGACAAGCCAGATAGGCGACCACTGCGTCACTTAGATGCCTGCTAACTGTCCTGCGCCGCCTGTGCCGCGATAAAAACTATTATTTAATGTGTCAACAATTGTGCGTGCTGTGCCCTCTTTATCAAATGCGCCAGTGACTGTCAGGTTAATTGTTGTGCCCATAGACGCGGCTTCACCCTTACGGAATGAACCAGCATTGAAATTACTAATATTTGCAGCTGAATTTGACGCAGCAACCACAGCGGTTTTAAATGAACCTGCACCGCCACCGCCACCGCCACCAGTACCAAAACCAGTGTCTGGTGTACTTGGCGCAGGAATACTAGGCACTTTTGGAATAGTTGGTGCTGCTGGTGTACTTGGCACGCTGACGCTTGGAACGCTTACGTTTGGTGCTGCAATTGTTCCAACGTTTGGCAAAAATGGAATAGCGTTGTAAGCAGCAATCAAAGCGTTGATGCCAGCAACTGCACCTTGAATTAAACCGTTCAAAATCTTTACAACGCCTGCTATGACGTCGATTACACCACCGGCAATCTTGCCTGCGACTTGTAAAGCACCGCCCAAAACCGTGCCGATAACTGGTGCAACGTAGGTTGCAATCAGTGAGCCAAATTCTTTAAATGTATCTGCATTGTCACCAATTGCATCTTTGACATAACCAAACGCTTTAATCATACCGTTAATGATTGGCGTAAACGTGTTAACAATAACGTTGCCAAGTGATGTAATTACGCCACCAAGACCGTTGCCGTTAAGACTAAACGCACCGCTAAATGCGTTAATGATTGGCAAAGCATTTTCGTTAATAAAACCCATAAGTTTTTCAAGAATTGGCAGCAGGGCAAAACCAATAGTTTCTTTTGCTTCATTAAAAGCAACCTGCATGCGAGCAATGCGACCTGCGTAAGTATCAGCATTTTTTGCAGCTGCTCCGCCAAACAATTCAGTCAGCTTGTCCTGCACCTGGGTAAATGACATAGTCTTTAATTCAGCAGCAGATAAGCCAACGCCTAATTTGCCAAGTGCTGCCGTGTTGCCGTCAAAACCCTTGCTCAACGCAGCTGCGACTGTTTCAAGCGGCTTGCCTGTTGCCGCGCTTATGTCTAAGGCTTGGGCAAGTAATTGCTGTGCCTTTTCTGTGTCGCCTGTCGATCTAACTAAACGACCAAGTGCTGGACGTAGCTCATCATCTGCCACACCTGTTGCCAGTGACATTTTTAAGATTGACTGCTCAGTTGCTGCTATTTGTCCTTTTGTTGCCCCTGTGGCGTTCTCTAAGGCAAGTGCCAGCTGTGTCTGTGCCTTCTCGTCTGCAATGGCTGCCTTGACGCCCTCAACGCCGATTTTGATTGCGTAAGCACCAGCAGCAGCGGCAGCTGCAACAAACGCCGCCCCAATAACCTTGCCAGCCTTAGTGACCTTATCGCCAAAAGTATCTACGTCTTTGGTAGCTGATTTAAGCGATTTGTTGAGGTTGTCAACGTCGCCAAGAATTGAGAGTTTAAGGGTACGACTTCCAGCCATTAGTTGTACCTCTTAACTATTTTTTCGAATGATTGTTCCCATTGTTTAATAATCTCAGGTTGTACAGCTCGCAAGGTTGGATAAATAAACCAACCGCGCGACCCTCTACCTTCACGACCTGACCAGACTGGAAACTGTTTGTATTTGTTTGAACCAAACTCAACGCCGCCCCAAACCTGTTGGGTACTTGCGCCGCCGCTTAATTTTTGTGAAGCATAACCAAAACTAATCTCACCGATCTTTGACGACTTAGAGACTTTTGAACCGTCAGCAACACGGTTGTCAATTAGGTTGCGCGTTTTGGTGCTAGCTGTTGCTTTGATCTTGCCTTGCACGTAAGTAGCAAGGGCAGACGTAGCTTCTTTAGCTTGGTCTAAGGCTTCGTCGTCCATTGCCTTAAATGACCGTGTAATGGCGCGCAGCTCAGCCTTGTCATAGCTGATTGCGTCCTTAGCCATTTGCCTGCCTTTCCAAAATTTCGATCACGGTTAAAATGTCCTCGGCTGTTTCAAAAACGTCTGGTGGTAACCCTGTTGCCAAGGCTACCTCCCAAACTATTCTGCTAAGGCTTCCGACTGGGTGGCTTTTGGGTTTGCCTCACCTACGATCACCTCGGCAATAGTTTCTGTCCAGGCTTCGATTGGCTTAACAGGCTTACCAGCTTGCTCACGCTTCATGGCGTGATAGGCAAGAAATACAAGATCGGAGATACCGATCTTTTCCTGTGCCTGTGCAATTGTGTGACCTGTCTGCTTTTCCCATTTGACCCACTCAGGCGGTGCAGCTGTGTAAGTGATCTGCGTGCCGTCGTTGTATTCAATTGTGATTGGTAGCTTCATTTTGTCTCCCGATTAGTAGTTTTTAACTGAATGTCTCGGTTGGTGTACCGACGACAATAAATGATAGGTCAACGGTCTGTGCATCTGGTGCTGCACCGCCGACGCTTGGGAATACTGGCATTACGTTGAACGCATAAACCGCACCTGTTGCAGCTGTAAGTGATACAGCCAAAACGGTGTTTGGTGCGGTTTCGCATGCTGTCCACAACGCTTCACAAAGTGAACCTGTTGCGCCCCAGTCTGCAAGCATTGTAATGTCAAATGTCCACTGATCGTCAATGTGCTTGTAAGCCTTGCCGTCTAGTGTTTGGTACGTCTCTACGGTTGGACTGTTTGCAAGTACCGCGCTGGTCGCTTGTCCGTCGTAGTTAACTGTTGCAATGGTCACGACTAAATCGCGACCAGTGATGATTGTCGTTGGCATTTTGTCTCCTAGTTAGTTTGTGTGTAATAAGTCGAAACGTTTATGTCAGCAACCAGCATTGGCGATTGTCCTACTTCCAATACGGTCGGCTTTTCAATAACGCCAACGACGTATCCTGCTGGCATTGCAGCAAGAATTCCTATGATGAGCTTTTCTAAATTGTCTAGTGAGCCTGCATTGCTGTTGCTCGTGACAATTGCTGTGATTGAAAAATTAAGTTTGACCTGTGTTTTTGACTTGCTAATCAACACGACTTCCATGTAAGGCGAGTCTGGCACGACCACAATTGCTGGTGGTATTGGTGACTCTGGCACGCTTGGGTAAACGTTGGCAGATAGCGCACTAAAGGCTGTGGCTAAAGCTGATCTCGTTTCGGCAATTGAGTTTGCTGGCATTTATTGGCACACTGTCTCAGCGTCCAGATAAGGCATAAGCAATGTGCTGACGCGGTTAGTCAAGCTGCGACCCATACGGTACGGCGAGCTTGTAAAGTCAACGCCCTCAATCTGTCCACCAGCTGCAACACGTGATTGAAACACCTCAACGCTAACAGCCAGGATTGCTGACTCAATAGCTGGTGTGCTGGCATAAAGCTGCGCAGCTGAGTAACCTGACAATGTTGCTTTGCCATTTGGCACAATTGGGCGAGCTGAAACGTCTGCATTTGTAAGTGCTGCCGTGAAGTAATACGGCGCGCTGTCAACAACTGTAAATGTTGCGCTAAATGGTGCAGGTAATCCTGTGACAATAATTGACTGACCTGTTACAAAATAATGCTCACGCACTGTTACAAATGTTGCCACATTATCTTTGAGGCTGTACGACTCAACGCCTGACACGTTAGCCACCAGCATAGGCAAAATTACGTCCTCGCTAGTGTTAATGATTTCGTCTAAATAACTGTCACTGTAAAGGCTAACGGACACGCCAAGCACCGTGCGCAATTGACTTGCTGTAACAATGCTAGGCATGTCCGTTTCCTTTCGACTGCTGCGGCGACCTCGGGAAAAATCGCCGCATGATTAGTGGGTTGTTATCAGGTCTTGTTAATACCGAACGCGCCTGCACCGATCTTGGTTGCAATTGCGCCGTAACCGTAAACGGCTACTGAAATTTGACCTGTTGCGATTACGTCTGCACGCAAACGGTATGTTGGTGACTCGTACCATGTGTACGCAGCTGGATTGACAATCAAGATTGAGTCGTCCTTATCCTCATTGTTTGCTGTTGCAACGTTTGCTGTGACGTATAGATCAAGTCCCGCTACGTTTCCGCGTAATGAGTCTGGACGCACAATACCGCCTGCATTGCTTGGCTGTGCTGCGTTATAAATTGGACGACCTGAGTCGTTAAGTGTCATGAGGTTTGCCCACTGTGATGTGTTAGCGATCATGTTGCGAGCAAAACCTTGTGTGTTTGAGTAGACAGATGCAGCACCGCGTGAAACAAAGCCAAGTAGCTCTGATGCTGTTGGGTACGTTGTAAGTGTTGTCGCGTCAGCTGTTGCACCTGTTGCAATTGCTGTGTGAACAGCTAGGTCTGTTGCCTTTGCGTAAGCTGCTGACATGTTTGACAATAGCTCGTTGAAAAATAGTGGTGATGTGCGATCAAGTAGCTCAACGCTAAATGTTTGACGTCCAGCGTACTTCTTGACTGTTACTGACAAGAAACTTGACTCTTGATCTGTTTCGCTTGGTGCGCCAGCTTCTGATGTTTCTGCAACTGTTGGCATTGTTGTGATCTTTGGAATTTCAAATGACATACCAGCGTCAGGCAATACCCCACGGCTGATTGCGTCAATGCTTGAACGTGTTGAGTTTGCAAGTCCGTTGATAACTTCTGTCAACTGACGTGTAGGCACTAGACCTGCGTTGTCTGTTGTGTCATCTGCCGCTGCGACATACTGACGTGCTGACTCCTCGCCAAGTGAGGCGCGAATTGTGTTTTCTAGGTACTTAGCAGCTGTGAACTCTAAGCGTGGCTTTGAAGTCCAACCACCTACGGCTGGCTTTGCGTTTGCTGTTACTGACTGAGCAGCTTCTACCGTCTCGACGGTGTCCGCGTTTGTGACGGTGTTGTCCACTTCGTCTCCTTCTGTTGTTGGTGTTACCTCTGGCTCAACTGTTGAGTCAGAAATCTCAGGCTCATTACCTGTTGTTGCCGCGACTTCATTAACGCGTGCTGATCTAATTGCTGGTTCTGACGTTAATGCAACGCCAGTCATTTCGCCTTTAATAATGCGCACTGTGCCGTCCTTAAGTGTTTCGTATTCGTCAAAATAAACCTCAACACTAAAACCGTCTCTCAAACCTTCTGACGCTTCAACAAGTGCATCTGTGCCAGCTGTTGTGTTTGCGATCTTGAAAGTAGCGTCAATGCCTTGCTCGTTAGCTTCGATTGACATTGTTTTTCCAATGCGACGTGTACGGTCGTGTTCTAAATTGAGCAATACTGGTACTGCTTCAATGCTTCCCTTTGCAAATTGCACTTTGCCAATTGACGCTGTGCCAGTCTCCTCAAATGTCACAATGCGACCGGTGATCGTGCGACTATTTGAGTCTGCTGCCGTAATGGCAATAGGTGTAATTAGTTTTTTCATAACAACATGTCCTCCTCTGCGCGTATCTCCTCTATCGACATTGCGCCGATACGATTTAAGATTTCATAGACTTGCGCGCGCTCAAATGGATTACCACGCAAGAAATTGTCTAGATCAAACATGACTTTGTTACCTGCTGGCGTAAAGTCTGCAAAAGATAGGCGTTGTTCCAAAATCGACATGTAATTTCTAAAAGCAAAATCAACAAGGTCGCGACGTTTATCTAAGGCGTTGGCGTATGTAAAGCTAGACTGCTGGCTGTCCGTAAAATAAGCAGGTATGCCACACGCGCGGCTCAATTCCAAACTCACATAGTTTCTGGCTTCATTTAGCTGCAAATTCTTAGGGTCAAAGCCGACTGCCTCCATAGTAACGTCAGCATTAAGAAACGCTGTCGACTTGTTTGCTCTAGCTGTACGCCATGCTTGCAAAATCTTTGCAACGCGATCTGCTGGCAATGATGTGCCATTTGACTTTAAAACCATAAGAGGTGTTGGCTCGTTGGCGAAATTGAGCGACGCCTTTTCTAGCGCGGCAGCTGCTTTGATTGTACGACCTGCACGAGCCAACAAACCTTCTTGCGTATTTGGGAACACGACAAGGTTTGTCGGGTCAATCGGCTTGCCGTCGATTTCATAAGCCGTAATTTCTGTATTATCAAAATTTGTAGTTATTGACACGCGTTCTGGTGCAACGCGTTCCATTGCACGGATTTTGCCTGTGTCGGCGTATCTTTCCATGACCATTGCATAAGCTGCGTTATGAAAGAATAGGTCGCTAATAAGCCAGCCGTAAAATGTAGAACCAGGTATGCGTGGGTCAGGTTGGCTAATAACACGCGGTTGTGTGACTTTTTCGCCTGTTGCTTCATTGCGTGTATGCAATGGCAAAGATGCAATTGTTTGGATAATGCTTAAAGCTCGCGCCACTGTCGGCACACTCATAGCTTCTGCGCGATTTGCCTGCGCTATGCCGTAAAAGTAAAAATTGTTATTTTCTGTGAAATACGGTGCCAGACTTGCGTCTACGTCCAAAGGCGCAGCTGGAACGGCAGCTGCAACCTTTGGCGAAAATAAATCAAATAAACCCATGCCCTAATTCTTGCAGGCTTATACGATCACCCAACCATAATGTCAAGATCATTGTCTGGGCGTGTCGCAAAATGTGTCACAAGTGCAACCGCGACTGCGCCACACACAACTGCGTTACTCGCACGGCGTCCGATCACCCAACCACCGTCACCACGACGCAATTGCACCGCAGCTAGTATCTCCTCGGTTAATTGGCTCTGCCCACGGTGTTTCAAACGATTTGAGTTAATTGCAGACAACATTTCGTCGCAGCTCTGTGGATACGAGCCGTCCATGTCAAATACAGGTATGCCAGCTGGTGCAAGACGTGATGCAACCGCGCCAGCCGATTTGCGACTGTAAAGCACATACTCGGTTGAATACTTGCGTGCATAGTCTGCTAATTCGTTGGCAATTTCACGATCATCTAGCTGTAACTCATTTGACCAGCTGTGCAGCAGCTTGACAACAAACTGCTCATTGCCAATTTTCTGGGCACCGACGAGACTTGCGTGTTTTCTGTCTGGTGACAAGTCGATTGCTAGCCAAGTTGTTTTTTCAGGGTCAAGGTCAACTGTTTTGTCTAGGCAATTGTTCCACGCAGCTGCGTCAACAATGTTTTGGATTGCCACAACCCACCTGCATAATACCTCGGACATAACAACGTTAGGTGGGTCATTAAGCACCGATCTAATGTTGTCCTCATGAATTGTCACACCCATTGCAGGGTTTGCGTGCCGTGCATTTTCTAGTGTGATCTCATCTGTGGGCGACGACCATTCAAAATAAGCAATGTCGTCAATAACGCCGCCAATACTTGCCATAGCTCTATCTCTAAAAGAATTAAGCACGACTGACGTATTATCGCCAGCATTTGTGTACCCCATAAGCATGGGGTTAGGCGCAGCCATAAGGGTATAACGCAATGATGCGTATGAGTCCATGTTGTTCATACGCAACAATTCGTCAAGGTGTATCGTCGACGGTCGACTAATACCGCGAGCAGCTGAGCCACCAGCACGCACCATGAACCGCGTGCCCATTTTTGTTTCAATCTCCTCTGCGCCATGATTAAGCCGTACCTTTTTGACCTGCTTTGCTAACGAGTCATTTGCCTCAATCGTCCACATCATCTGCCTAAATTGCTCTAGTGAGGTGTTGAGTGTGTGAGCTTGTCCAATCTGCAACGGCTCGTCCCACAAAAACAGACCACCAAGAATTCTGATCTGCTGCAAAAAACTTTTGCCATTCTGGCGAGCTACAACAATGCAATTTGTAGGCGACGCCCACCGACCGTCTGGCTTGTACTTGTGTGTGTGAATAAGGGCAAATTTCTGCCATTCCATAAGATCGACGCCCAAACTAGCTGCTAAGTCAATCAAATCACCGCCTCTAGAGGGTAAATCATTAAGCGGCGTGTGAATTCTGGGCGTTTGTACGCCTAATAGCGGTATTCGCAGGTCTGTGTCCCTATCTTTTCCCTGTTCGACCCGATTGCTACCGTCTACGCCCCTGTTGGAGGCTTCTGGAGGCTTCTCAGTCATTCTCGTGCGACTTTGAGTCGTTTTTGGTATAAATTGAAACAGGAAGGGTCAGAGGTGTCCTAGGCACACTAAAAAACCTACCCCCCTTGCTTGAATTACAACTTCCGCACAATGTCTGCAAGTTCCAGTCCTCATCACTGCCACCAGCTAGTCTGGGAATAATGTGGTCGACGCTGTTTGCCTCCTCCACACCACACATCTGGCAAACGTAACCGTCACGCTGCAAGATGCGCTGTCTAATCTTGCGCCACTTAGTTGTGCTGCCGTTGCCTGTTAATGCGCTACTCACTAGTAATACCCATGTTTCAAGTGAAACGCCCAAGCCTTGCATGGCGTTTGATAACGTATTGTTACATACTTAAGACTTGCATCTATCTGTCTAAATGCGTCAAGGTCACGATAATGCGTTGATCGCATTTGACCTAGACCGTAATGACTGCCATTGCGTGCTGTGTATGACCAGCGACTTTCCTTTGTAATGATTTTGTTAAAGCATTGGAATTCTTTATAGTCAATGATACGACTATGCGAATACAGCTTTAGATGATCTATTGAGTAGCTTGTAGCTGTTGCATTTGTAATTGCTGTTATTGAAAGCAATGCCGTAATGGCATAGACCTTGCCCATTAGCCGATTGCGCCCTTGCGAGCTACACGCCTCAGCGGCTCGCTTCAAGCGAAACCAGCGTACCGCGCCTGTCAAGGTTAACAGGTTATTGAGCGCAGGCTTGGGCGTTGCGCACACCCTGTGTATAACGTCTGTGGATAACTTTATCATTGGTGACCCCACCCTTTACCCTTAAATGTAATGCCAAAGGTTGAGTAGGTGCGACTCATGTTTGCACCGCAACACATTGGCTGGCTCTCCTCGTGGATTGACTTTTCAACCTCAATACTTATTTGGCAGACATTGCACTTAAACTCATAGATCGGCATCTGTGCCACCTATCTGTGCAACACCCATAACCTCACACTTTGTACATTGGATAACCTCAACACCTGGTGGCAGGTTATCTGTAACCTTATGGACAAGCTGCACGGTAATCTTTTTGCATACTCGGCACTCAAATTGCACTTTGTTCATAGTGTGATTTCCTTAAATTCTCTATTGGTTGCAGGTTGATCTGCGTGACCCACCAAGTCGGTTGTTTACTGTGTCGATAACGTGGCTTTTGAGCCATTGCAATTGGTATCCAGCCTTTAATGACATAGTTTGGTGCTTCACCAGTTACTAGCACGGCAATGTCTGTTGGTCTGTCGTACTCATACACAATGAGCTGCCCTTGATCGTACTTAGTCCATTTGACCTCAATGCCTTTGCCAACGTCAGCTGTGTGTTTACCCTTGTCCACAAATGGGTCAAACGGTAAACCAAAGTATTTTGCCACAACCCACTCAGCACCTATCGACTCAGCGATCTCGGCTAAATACAAATGAAATGACTGCACATGGTATTGAGGCAATTGTCCAAGATCACTTGTTATTTTGACCGCAGCTACCATGCACAGGCATAGTTCATTTGTTGTTAACTTCATTTTCATCTGCAACCACCGCAAAACCAAATGATGTTGTCACGGTTGTCATAGCCTTTCTGATAGCCAAAGTCGTCATGCTTTGACAACATTGAGCATTTGTCACACTGGCTCATTTTGTAGATAGCGACAACAACACCGTTTTTCAGCAAACGGCATGTCATTGTTTGTGGGTTGATTAGCTCTACGTATTCACCCAAGTCGGACAACCCATTGTCCAGTGCTGCCTAGTTGATACCAGGTTGGCTCACACTGATCTGCTTTTGCCTTCTCAGTGCAAAAGTAACCGCCCCAAGCTTTGCCAGTTTTTGCAGACTCGCCTGTTTTCCAGACTCGTGTGCCATGGATACAACGTGGCTTCTCCTCAATTAACTGACCGCCAAGCTGCTCTGCAATCTCGTTGATTGACGAGCCAAATGATGCCACACCAGCTTGTTCTGCTTCTGGTGCTGTGGCGTAACTAGGCACGTCGCCATGCTTTGTTGTCCAATAGTCGTAATCAGCCTTGACGTCAGCTGTTGCGACTTTTGTTGTTAGCTTTTCTACCTGTTCCATTGTTTCGCGTGTTGCCTTTTCTGTGCCACCCATAACTAAAGCCATGACTCGCATCAAAGCTGAGGTCACTGTGTCCTCAACAAACCAACGTTTCATGTTTGGGTTGTACGCAGCTAGATAGCCATAAGCGTAGTCAATACCTGCTGGCTCATTTTCGGTTTGATTACGCCAAGCCTTAGCTTGTACCAAAAGGTAACCTTTGTCTGCATTAAACTCGACAATGTGTGCCTGCAATCTGCCTTCTGGGTATGTTGCAATCCAGCGATCTGTGCGTTCTTTGTTGCCTTCATAGTTATCTAAAAACGCCATTAGCTGTTCTCTCTTTCGTGAGCTACTACGTCGGCTATGTGTTGTGACATGCAATTGACGCATGTTTGACCTTGTTGCTCATGGCAGCAACCTCGTGATGTTTGCATTGCTATCTTGATTACTTTTGCTAACTCAGTCATTTGCGCACCGCATTAGCTGCGTGACGACCAATTGCTTTGCCACGGACGACGCCTTCGCGACGACCTTCTTTAAAGCCAATTGAGTAACCTATGGAAATTGTCAATACTGACCAGATACATAACATAAATAGACGCATTAAGATTTCTGCGTCCAATAAATCTACAACCATTTTTTCTCCCGATCTAGGTTGGTAACGGTTACCACCTAAATACAGGGTGAAGCATGAGTCTGACAAAATCAAGTATTGCGCGTGTCAAACGGCGTGTCGCCTAGCCAAATACCTTGCCGTCAACAATGAATGAGCCGTCTCGTTCAATTGGCACGATCTGTGGACTGACCTTTGCGCCCTCAATGCGTAAGATGCCAAAGCCTTGTGTCCAGTTCGCTGTGCCTTTTGTGTATTTTGCAGCTGAGAAACGCATCAGGTTGCCCACCTCCATGCCCCACAATGTCCTGCCCATTTTGTAACCGCTTGACTCTGTAAACGTGCTTATGCCTAAACGGTGTGTGTGACCCTGTACGACCGATTTGCCGTGCAATCTAGCTGCACGTAAGGCAGATGCACCAGCGTTAGGCGTAGTGCCTTGCTCGTCGCCGTGAATGGCAATCCAGTTTGTGCCTTCGATTGCATAAGGCTTGCGGTAAAAGTCAATACCTAACTCGTCCAGCTTCATAAAATTTTCATAGCGCAGCTCTGGCGCACCGAGCAATGCAGGCAGACGGCTGGCAATGCTGTTGAACAATCGGTCTGTGTGATTTGATCTGACCATGCTCGCCTTTGGTACGTACCTGGTCAATTCCCATAGCAACTCAACGCACCGGTCACGATCTTTGCCAATAGTCGGCTCGTGTTCCTCGGACAAACCACGCGACCATTTGCTGATCGTATTGAAATCTATTTCGTCGCCTATTGTAATTACTTCATCTGGCTTAAATCGCTTAATAAATGCTGCTAAATTCTTTGTCGCTCTAACGTCCTCGTAAGGTACTTGTAAGTCACTAACGACGACGATCTTGCGCATTAGTCCTCGTCCTCGTCGTCGTAGTCGATCGAGCCAATTTTATTAGGGTCGACTGGTTCTGGTAAAAGCCAACCAGGGTACGCGTCTTTGTCACTCAAAATGCCAAGTGCAAGCTCAACGCTAAAACCAGCCTTACGCAATGCTTTGTAATACTCATTAAGTGCAATGGCATACATTTCAAGCGCAGAATAGTTATCCTCTTTGACGGTAACTACGCGCTTGCGTGTTTGACGTTTGGCTGCCATAGCATAAGTCTAAAGGCTAGTCAATCATTTTCTGGACAAGCCACTCAAGTCTGTCCTCAATTCTGTTGACCTGATCTTTGAGGCTTGACCCACCGTTAGGAGAAAATTCACGCATGATCGCGCTGACCATAACGCGCACTGCGCCGTAGACAGCAGCGACAAGCGAAATGACAACGCCTGCCACTGCTGCCCACTCGTTTGTTGTCATTCCCCAGTGACGCCAAAACTCTTGTCTTTAGGATTTATTGCACGCAAAAGGACAGGCGCAACAGCTGCAATACCTGCATGCAGCAAAACTTTTGGGTCAGTAATACCTGCCATGTATAGCGCAAGCATTGCTGCTATGAACGATCTAGCATAGCTGGCGGCAGCTTCTTTGACTTTGGCTTTATCCATTTTTTCTCCTTTTTTGTCTCAACTACATTTGTAGCAATGACTGGGTAGTCGCCTTTATATGGTACAAATTTTGGTACGCCAAAACCTACAATGTCACGCTTTAGTGATCGTTGCTTAATCATCACCATGCCGCCATTGCGCTGGTCGCCTGCGCCAGATGTGTTGCCCTCAATGCAGGTCACAATGTCACTGCCATGCTCAAAAGCAATAACAATGCCGACGTGACTTATACGGTCAATGCCGTCGTGTGGAAAGTCCATAAAAGCCAACGCACCTAGACTTGGCAGATTTGACCAACGGTTAGTTTCTTTAAATTTATGCGCACCAATAGCTGTGCCCACAACGCTGTGCATTTTGACACCAGCTTGATCTGCACACCAATTGACAAATGAACCGCACCACGGCAAACCGTCTGCCTTTGTAAATTTGCCGTACTTTGTCAGGTTGTCGCCTTCTTCAATCGTGCCTACCTCAGCTGCTGCAACCTCGATCAGTCGTGCATTTGTTCCTTGTGGGTAGTTACTCATCTGCCGTCACAATTGGTGTGAAGTGTTCCGCCTCAGGATTTAGATAGCGCTGATAGTCTGAGTTAGCCTCATCATTGGGAATAATTGAAATGCTTTCATCATCGTTGATACGCTTGATGTAGCCATTTTCTAATATTTCATAAGTTGTCATTTTATAACTCCGCACTTAGGTTTAAGGTTGCTGCTGCACTTGTTGAATACGCTTCTGTTGCATCTCCTGCTACAAGCCCACTTGCAACATCAAAATAAATGCTTGCTGCTTGTCTTGAAATGTTAAAACAAAGGAAATTGGTAGTTGCTAAAGAAGCATTTGTAGCAGACCTTAACGTGAAATGTGTGTTATTTGACACGGTGACAGTTGGACCAATTCTCATCTCTGGATAACTACGCGTGCCAATAGCAAGTGTTGTTCCGATTGCTTGCAATGTTCCTACTGCTTGCTGAGTCCCGTCAATCAAGCGATTAAAGTAACGCTGGCAAGCGGCTAATTCTCCTTGAATTGTTCCTGCATAGGTTCTAAAAGGTAGCGCTACGCTTCCTATATCAAGTTGCGCGCCAGTTACCTCATAATAATCCGCTGCACCTGCCGTTCCTACAGGT